GAATTCTTCTTTCATCGCATCGTACTTTTTCTTTTCTAGCAATAAAGTATTATAATGTGTTTTTCTGCATTTAAGTTCTAAGCGATGTCCTGAGGCGGGACTATAACAATCCCACCTTGACATTTGGTTTTTCGCTTTAACTAAATCAGGGTAAACATTTTCCTTTAACCAGTTAAATAAATCAGATTCTTTCCAATTAATCATTAATTTTATATTCGTTGTAAACTTTTCTTAATTCTTGAATTTTACCTGCCCAACAAGAACCGCAAGAACTTAACTGTAACCTGTAATTAAATACATTGTAATAAATTTCAGCTATTGTATTCTGTTCTTCTATTGTTAATGTATTTTTTTTAGGGTCTATTAATTCAGTTAAAGAATTATAATCTTTTTCGGTTAAACAATTAATGTTTCTGTTATAAGAAAATAATTGATTTAATTTTTCTTTACGTTCATCGCATCCACAATCTAAACCTGTTGCTTTGCTAAACATTTCTACTGCTTTTTTAATTCCTGTTGCTTCTGTGATTTGTTCAATAGTATCACCTAAACCTTTTGCTTTTTTTGTAGCCATAATTTTAAATTTTAATAAATGTTATTGTAATCGTTTGTTATATAATCTTGATAATCTTTTTCAAATTTGTTTTTAAGTATTTCTTTGTAGTTTTTAATGCTATGGAATATTGATATTAAACTAATGTTTGTTTCACTTGCAATATCACGCATACTCATATCAGTATCACGATATAATTTAAATAGCTTTTTATCGTACCAGTGCCAATTATCTATTTCTTCATCAATCATTAAACAGATATCATTGTAGGCGTTTTGTTCTTCTATGTTTGAATCATCAAATAATTCCCAACATCCATCAAAAGGCACTTTATTTACAAGTTTCTTTTTATTGTAATATTGGTAGTATAAAGAACGTAATGTAAAAAACATATATCCTTTACGTACATTTCCTTTATCATCTATTAACTTTTCTGCATTTGCATACTTCATTAAAGCAATATAAGATTCTTGTACTATATCTTCTGCATAGTCATATTCACCAAGTTTTTGAATAGTTTTAACCCATTCTTTGTGGTGCTTTGCTACTTGTTCAAGCCATTTGAAGTTGTCCATAAAAAGTTGAATGATATAAATAATATTACTATTTGAATTGTATGGTCTGTTTCAATATCATATACATCATCGTTATATAAAGCACCAAACATTACTCCTTTAATTGGCGTTATAATAACATCGCATTCAAAAAAACTTGTTGCTAAAAATACTAATGCTAAAATAATTACTAATGCTACTGTAAATAATTCCATACTATAAACTTTTAATTGTTAAAAATGCTTCTTTTTTTTCTGTTGTTACTTCTTTAATTTTAAAATTTACATTAATGTTAGTTAGTTCTGAATCTTGATTTTTTAACAGGTTCATTATATTTTCTATTTCTAACCAATTATACTTTGAATCCATTTCAACTAACTGCTGTAAATATATTAACTTTTCTGTTAAGTCTTTAAAATAACTTATTAACATTTTATTATCTGAATTTAATACTAACATTCTTGTAGCAGAAGTATGTAATTCATCCAAGTGGGTTTTGATTGTTGTTGTCATAATAATTCTAATTGGTTTGTTTTTGGTTTTTCAAATATATTTCTTGCAATATTAAAAATAGTTAAACCTGCTTCATAATCTACTAAATTTCTTGCCATTTTTAAAACTGATTGTTTGCCTTTATATTTATTAAAATCATAATTATGAAATTCACACAAACCTTTTAATTCTTGTTTAGCAGAAGATATAGCAAATCTTCTATCATTTAAATCATTAGGTAATTTAAAATTTGTCCAATATAAATGACGCCCTCTCTTTTCTGCTTTAATTAATGGTTCATAATAGGGAATAACATTTTCAACTACAAACTTACCTGTTTTATAATAATGTTGTAAAAACAAAATTTCTTCATATAATTTCATATCTGGATAAATTGCTTCTGTTGTTGTATCATAATTTGAACTATTCCAATATCTTGCTCTTGAATGACTTGGGCAAGGTGGCGAACTCCATATAAAATCAAATTCTTTATAATGGTCTAATAAATATTGGTGTGCATCTGCTACTATTACAGTATCATTTGGGAAACGCTCTTGGTAAAGCCTTGCAGCTTCTTCATCTAATTCAACTGCTGTTACTTCGCAATCTGTCCATTTGTACCTATTACCACCTAAACAGGCATATAGATTTAAAACTTTGTATTTTTCCATATTAAAATATATCTTTTAGTGGGTCGTAAAAAGCACCTTCAACTTGTGGTAAACCAAAACTATTAACTTTAAATGAAAAGTTTTCAAATGGTGCGTTTCTACTTCGTTTGCAAGATACTGTTACTAAACCCTTGTTTACTGTATTTAATTCTAATTGTATTTGTGTTTCTGCTTTCTTTTCTAAAAAACTACCTAAATGACCAGTAGGTTTATCTGAACCAAAGTTACTATGAATAACTGTTACTATATGGCAATTTAATTCTTTACTCCACTTCATTAATTTTTGTACTACTGCATTTGATTCTTCAATATTATTTACATCAGAACATAAATCTGCAATACCATCAATAATAACTAAACCTATTTCTTTACCTTCCAATTTGTCATAAAGGTAATATTCTATAAAATCTACTCTCTCTTTAAATGATAATTGCCTTAATGCTAATGTATGGTATTTATCAGTTTTTAAAGCTGTCATATCTAAAGGGCGTTTAAATACCATTTGTGCGTGAAAATTACCCTGTTCTGTATCAAAATGTATTATATGCTTGTTTTCCCTATTTGCTTTTAATTCACCACAAAATGATTCTAAATGTTCTGCTAGATAAATAGCAGATAATAAACTAACAAAAAATGTTTTCTTTGATTTTGGCGGTGCTTGTACAAAGCTAAAATTTCCATAAGTTCCTAAAGGCACTGGGTATTCTTTTGAACCATCTTTTGTATCATAACTTTTTGTGCCAAATGATATTGCAGGTTTAGGATATTCTATTTTTTCTAATGGATTGATTAAGCAATCTTCCTCGAACATTTGCATTAATAATCTTTGTGCTTCTTTATCCATATTATTATTTTCTTGTTTTTAAAAAAAGGGTAGCTTTTACACTACCCAATTAAATTTAGAAAGGCAAATCATCACCTACTACTTCTTTAGTAGCAACGCCTTCTTTTTTCTCTGCTAATTGGATAGTTCCATTAGTCCAAATTACGTTACCATTACCCAAGTATGATTTAGGTTTTTTAGCTTCACGTTCTTCTTTAGTTTGTGAATCTGTTAAAGAAACATTTTGCCCCCATTGGTTAGATTCATCATTTACTGCAACTGTAAAGTTGTAATAAACAGCACCATCTTTACCTTGTACAAATTTTTCTTTTGGTAATTTGTCAACTCTTAAACTTACATTAATTAATGCACTCATATTATTTGTTTTTAAAATTTGCCTACTCTATATAGTTTTCAGCTTCCCTATTTTACTTTTAATAATTCATCTTTGACTACTTTAGTCATTTTATATTTTGATTCTATTGTTGCAATATTACCACCATTTTTTAAATATTCAATAGCTTTATTAAATTCAGGCGTATTTTTATTTAACCATTTTAAATCATCTGTAGCAGGTTCTTTGTCGTGCTTATTAATTGCATCTGAATCTTGTGTATCATCAATTAAAAGTAAATTACCTAATGCGTATTTTTTTGCGTAACTTGATGCAGAACCAAACTTTTGTGGCATTTGCATTCCTTTTTGTTCTAAATCAATACCTACTATAGCTGTTGCAGAAATAGAATCTAAATCATCATTAATAGAAGCTGTAGAACGTAACATTGGGAATTGTAAAAATTGTGATTCTTCTATTTGTTCTGTAATTGTAAAATTCACTTTGTACTTTTCGTTAAATGGTTTAAGTGCTTCTAATATATCTTCTGCACTTCTAAAATTGTATTTTCCAAAGCTGTTAAACTTTGATTTACTTGCTTTAAATTCTTTTTGAATTAAAGATAATTTTTGGTTTAATGTTAATTCCATTTTATTTTTTTTTAAAGTTAATCTTCTATTTCTATAAATTCAGCGTGTTCTTTACACTGACCACATATTCCTGTACCTTCAATCCATTCGTATGAACCACAACATTCGCTTTCCATATTAATTATTTTTTGAATTATAAATTTCTTGTTTAACTACTCTTTTGTATTCTTCAGGACATTCTAAATCAGCAAGTTCAAAAACATAAGTTTCTAATACTGAAATATGATGTTCTAATTTGCAAATTTGTGCCTGTAATGCTTCCATTCTAAATCTGTTGTAATCTAATAAATCTTTCATCTTAAATAAAGTTACTAATTAATAATTGCATTGTAAATAAACCTGCCCATAATAAAAGAGCTAATCCGAAATTTTTTAATGTTTGTTTCATAATGTTTGTTTTAATTGTTAATGCAGTTTATAGTATGCTGCTCCACTTTGTTTTTTTATTTTACTTCTATAATATCTTCAGGTTTAACTTGCTCATAATAATTACCACTTCCTGTAGTTCTAACATTATAACCACTAATTTTACCTGTGTGATGAACAACTACATCTTGAACTTTTCTTGTAACAATTTTTGAAATTGCAGGAGTCATTCTCCAATCAGTTACTTTAAATGTAATTTTGTCTCCTCTTTTAATTTCTTGTGTGTTCATAATTTTTGTTTTTTAAATTGTTATTGTTTGTTGAGTACAAATGTATAAATGTTTTTGATATAAAAAACTATCATTTAAAATTTTAACATTTTTTTATGATAATTTTAACAAATAAAAAACCCTGCACTATTAATACAGGGTCTTTAGAAACAAAGAAAAACAAGAAACTTTACAAAGTGTTTATTTTTTCGGTATAATAATCTATTAACTCAATCAAATCTGATTCTGTAAATTTAACTATTTCTTTTGATTTTAACATTAAATCTTCAGCAAAGTTATCACCATATTTTAAACAAAGTTTTTTACCAAATTCAAATTGCATACCTTGATTACAAATATTACAGGAATAACATTGTACTTGTACATTATATTCATTCCATCTTGTTGAATAATGCCTTCTTGATGCGAAATGACCTGCTTGTTGTTTTTTATAATCATTTTTAACTCCACAAGTAAAACATTCAGATATATTATTAATAGCATATCTTCTACGTATATATTGACTAAAAATTGTGTCAAGTTTTTTTATTAAAACGCTTTTTTTTATTTTTGTAGCCATTTATATTTTATTTCCTTTTCTTATGTTATCTTTTGCCCATAATGGTTGAAAATTTGTGTAATGATTTAGTTTTATTAATTCATCTTCATCTTTAGCAAGTGATACAGGGTAAATATGGTCTAAATGCCACTTACCTTGATTTTCCCAAGTCATACCTTCCGTAAATTTATTTTCTAAATATTCTTTAAAATATTCATAAGAACAACCTAATATTTTAAAAGATTTTGTTTTTTTACTATAATTATTATTTTTTATAGAATTACCAATTAAAGTTCTAATGTTAGATTTTAATTTAAATAAATTATCTGTTAATCTTCTTTTTTTATTATAAATTCTATTGTTTTTTCTTTTTCTTTCAATATTATTTACACTATATTTTTTATGATATTCTATTTGATATAATGTTATACAAACTTTACAAGTTCCTCTTAAACCATCTTTATTTTCTTTGGCTTTTGAAAAATCTTCTAAATTTTTTTCTATATTACATTTTACACATTTTTTCATATTTCAAATGTAAATTTAAGATATAAACAATCTTGTTAAAAACTTTTAAAATTAATGTATCTTTTTTTTATATACCTTCGTGGAATCAAAAACGATATATATGAAAGTTAAATTTAAAATAAAAAATGAAAAAGATAGATTAAGAGAATTTATAAAAGAATTTGAAAATATTGAACATTTAAATAATTATAGAAATAGTTTAATAAAAACAAATTGCTTTATATTTAAAGAAACTTATCTTCCCTGACCTTTATAGATTTTTTTATAGTTCTTTGAAGATTTTAATTTAGAACTTTTACTTTTGCTATGTATGTTGGGTCTTGAAATATGTTTATCTTCTTTTACAAGAACAATCGTTTGCTTCGCCATATTAAATATAAAATTATTATTCCTAAAATAAACCACAAATAAATAAAATAATTAGCTTTTTTATCTATTTGCTTTTCTTTAATGTTTTCTTTAGTTGATGTTTTTATCTTACTATCAGTTTTAATGCGTTTTAAAGTGTTTTCTGATACTTTTATCTTATTGTTATATAAAGTATTAGTTTTAGTTTTTTTGTAGCTTAAAATAGCATTTTTATATGTTTTACCTTCTACAATAAATTCTTTTAAACTATCAATAGGTTTAATTATAATTTCATCAAAGTAAACAATTTTGTTTATATTAGTTTCTGCAATAGAATCTTTAACTTTATTTTCAGTTAAATCTATTTTTGTTTCTACTAAACTATCTTTTTTAATTTCTACTTTTTTAACATCTACTTTACGTGATGCACAAGAAAATAAAAATGCACTACATATGATATATAATATATATTTCATTAAGATATAATTAAAGTTATTTCTTTTGCTTTTTGCATTTTAGCAAATAAAGAATCAAACGCTTTACGTGATTGACCTATAAAATCTTTTGAACGTGTTCTACCAACTAAAATACAACCTTCTGTATTATGATTAGTGTTACCTGAGTGTATGCGTACACCTTCAAAATTAGGTACATTTAATAATAAAGGTAATAATCTTTTAAATCTATTAGACTGGTTAATTATAACTTTATAAGTACCTCTTGGAATTGCAGTTTCGTTTTTAATTTTTACATCACGTTCAACATCTTCTAATGTATAGCATTCCCAAACACCATCAATTAATAATTCACCAATAGTAGAATTTTCTGTTCTATGTAACCTTTTAACTTCTATCTTCATTATTTTTGTTTTTTTCCATTAAATACCATCTTCTAGCTGTGTAACCTGTTGCTATTATAAATGCTACTACTTTCATAACTACATCAACATTAGCAAATGTAAAAATGAAATAACTCCCTGTTATTAATGATTGCCTCAAATCTAAAATATATTGTTTCATTTTCTTAATCTTTCAACTATATTAGTTATACCTTCAATACCGATATAAGCAGTTGCAATAACAACCCAATCGGATGAAGTTAAACTATGATTAAACAAACCAAAACAAGCAATAACAAAAACTGATAATTTTCTGCTAATTAACTTGTTTAATATAGAATCAAATTGTTGCCTGCTCATTATTTGATAGCTTCAATAAGTGATTCAATAGTTTCAAATGATTTACCATTTACAGTAATGCTTGTATCAAATAAAATAATTCCTTTATTTGTAAAAACATCCGCTTGTGATTCATTTAATATTTCAGCAGGTGCTGTAAAAATATATTCTTCACCTTGAAATAAATATCCGTTTTGTATTTTTTCTATATTCATAATTTTTATTTTTTAATATTTTTCTACTTTTATAGCACGACATACAGCAAATAAATCCGTTCCTGCTGTATTTGTTGATACAATTAAATACATTTGAGAAGGTAAAGTTGTCCATTGAGGATATGTAACATATTGTCCTGTTGCAGGTAATATTGTTTCAGGATAAACTGCGTTTGTAGCTGTTTGATACGTTTTTAACATAAATGTAGAAGCATCAACACCACTTCCAATATTAAAAGCATAATTATTTCCTAAAAAATATTCTCTTTGTATAATTCCTGATGTACCCGCCCAATTATTTACGGCTTGTGAAGCAGGCGTTATAGCTAAAGCATCACCTATTGTTCCTAATAATTTAGCACCTGTTATACTATTCGTAGTATTTAAATAAATTCTAAAGTTTGCGGATGAAGCCACAGGATTTGCCGCTTTTGCAAATTTTATTACTTCTGCAGATAATCTTAAAAAAGATTCATTTGTTGTATCAATCAATACAGAAGAAGATAATACATAAGTAGATGTATTGTTTTCTACACCTCTTGTTTTATTTAAATATAATGCAGGACTATTATTATAAACTTCTGTAAAGTTTTCATTAACTTTTACAAAAGATGCTCTTAAAGTATCTCCCGTTCCATCGTTGGCTGTTGTACCTACGTTAATTGTTTGTTTTGCCATTTTTTAAATTTTGTATTTGTTCGTAAATTTCTAATAATTCTTTTTCTTTTTGTGTAATTAAATCTTCTGTAACAGTTTCTTCTACTTCTATATATTGAACTTCAATAAGTCCGTTTTCATCATAAATTTCATTTCTTATTTTTGCCATAATATTATTCTTTTGTAATTAATATTAAAGGTACGTTTCCTGCTATATATGTTAATGAACCACCAAACGATGTAGGCGTTCCACTTGCATAAGATATATTTTTAAATAAATAGTTTGCACTTGTATTTATGGTTGAATATCTTAACGGAATCATTTGTGCAACTAATAATTGATTAACAGAAGCTGCAGTTCCACCGTGAAAAGCTAACCAATATGTTGTACCTGCTACAAATGAAATTGAAGCATTTGCAGTTTTTAATCCATTTGTTGAACAATCTAAATTAGAACTTATAAAAATACTCGTATCAGGTACACCATTTAAATCAGTGTAAACACCTATTCTGCAAGAAGCACCTAAACCTAATACAGTTACATTAATTTGTAAATTTGAACTTGTAAAACTTTTGCTTGGAATAAATGGATATGCTAATAATCTATTCGACAAAAAATTACTTCCTGTTCCACTTGTTGCACCTTGCATTATTGATGAAGTTTGACTTCCACTACCTAAAGTAATTAAAGCGTGAACACCACTATTACTTCCACCACCACCACTACTTATTTCTAAATCACCACTACCTAATAAAGAGTTTCCATTTATTGTTTTTATACTTGAACCACTAACTAATGTATCTTGCTTTTCAGCATAAATATCATCAATATTTTCATTTACTTTAGCAATAACTATTTTTAAATTATCACCTGTTCCATCGTTTGGCGTTCTACCTATTTCAATATTCTTTTTAGGCATCTTAAATCAATGTTTGGTCTGCTTTAATTAATGTTGAATCTGCTTTATAAGCCGTTGAATCTACTGTTAAAGGTACTTGTGCAACTATTTCTAATAATGTTTCACCTGAATAAGATACAGAATAACTTGAACCCCAATCAATAGAATTATTAGTTGAACCTTGACCCCAACCAATGTTATTATCTACTCCTTCGCCCCAATATATATTATTTGCCATTCTTTAATTTATTTAAAAAGATTTCTAATTTCTTTACATTAGTTTCTTTTGGTTTATACGTTTCTTTTGTAGCCATCTTTTTTTTGATAATGTAATAAACCATTTTCTACAGCGTGCAAATGATTTTCATAATTTGTAACCCACTCTAAATTTTCAAGTCTATTATCTGTTTTTATACAATTAATATGATTAACTTGTTTTTTATTTTCTGCATTATCTATAAAAGATTTTGCCACTAATTGATGTACTAAATGATTCTTTTTAATTCCATCAATATTTAATGTACATCTACAATATCCTTTAGGAGTTATCCAAAAAGGAATTAACTTTCCTTTGTAGGTATATAAAGTTTTTTGTGTAGGAATAAAAGGGTTTGTCCTTTCTATTTTTCTTGTTACACTTCTTACTCTACCTAAATCACTTACTTCATAATAGCCATTGTATCCACTTATTGGCTTCCAAATTTCTGTTTGCATACGCTTTTTTATTTATGTTAATTATTAATTTTTTCTTATAATATCCAACCCGTAAAATTTGCATCTTTATCAGGATATACATCTGCATTTGAATTTAGATTATATTCAGGAAATAAAGACTGGTTAAAAGTCATATAGTCAATAAATCTATTTGTATAGCTTTGTGCTGTATCGCGTGATTTTTCAATCAAATAATCTATTTCTGTTTTATCTACTACTGTACTATTTTCAGAATTATGTTTAAATACACCTTTCTCGCTTATTTTAATAGATGCATAAGGTAAAAACTCTACCATAGTCCAATGCACTACCATCATTTTAATATAATCGCTTAAAAGCGTTGTATAAGGTGATGCTAAATTACCCGCTACAATTCCATCGTTAATTTTATTATATAATTTAGTGCCTAAATAATTTTGTATGTGAACCTGTTGTGCTTGAAAAATATATTGTGTATATGTATCAGGGTCTACATTACCATTTAAAATAGTATATTTAACTAAATCGTTTGTTGTTATAAATAATGCTTTTGCCATTTGTTATTAATTATTTAGGTAAAAATCCTTGATTAGGCATATTAATTGGTTTTTGATATACTAATGGATTGTTAGTTGGTAATATTTCACCTTCTTTTCTTGCTTTTGCAGGGCTAATTTCTTCCGCATTAGGATTGTTTACATCAGCACGTTTTCTGTATGTTTCACGAGTCCAAAAATGATGACAAGCACCTCCACCTTTATATAAAAATACATCGTAATTATCAGCACCTTCAGGACCCCAACCTGCATTAACAGAACTTAAACTCATTCTTTGTATATCTTCTTTGCGATATAATTTATCTGCATTTAACATTTTTTTACAAAATGGTCTACTATTATTTGATATTGTACCACTATATCTGTAACGTGATTTAAATAATTCGCCATCTTGCTCACTTCTTGCATTAGGATTAGCAATGCCTGTACTTACAAAGTTCCAAATTTTACTTAATGTAGATTGTTTAGGGTTGTTTAATGCTTCAAGTTCTTTATCTAATATTTCTTCTTCATTATAATCAACTTGGCGTGAATCAATTAATTCCCATTCGTTTAAATCTATATCTTCACCAAAGGAATCTAAATCAATATCATCTAAATGCTTTGACATTTTAACACCTGTTTCTTCTTCTTTTGTTTGTGCATCTAAACCTTCAACATCAACAAATTCTAAAGGTTGTATTGTTTTAAAATATAATTTTAATGATATGCTATTAACAGCTAATATTTCATCTAAAGCATCAATTATTTCTAATTGGTATGGTTTAATAACTATATTATCAAATAATAAAGTAGCAGTTTTAATTTCATCTGCATTGTTACCAAGTCCACCATCACCTGTTCTAATTCCTAAAAGCATTGGAGAAGTAACTCTATGACCTACAATTAATTTATCAAAACATTCTTTAGATAAATATTCGTAATGTGCAGGTGCATCGTTTAATGGTAAATCTTCAACTGTAGTTTTACTTTCTGCATTAGCGTTAAAAGCAATAATAACTTTTTCGCCTCTTGCACCTGTTAATTTACCCATTACATCACGCTT